CCGAAAAAATCAAACATAAACGTCATGAAAAGGATCAACTGGCGTTTGGGGGGTAGCCATGCCAGCATTTGAAGACAGCGAATCTCTTGTCGCGGCGATCCAAAACGATATTTTTGATGCCATAGAGCAGGCGTCCCTGAAAATTGTAGAAATATTGAAAAGAAATATTCGCGATATTGTCTATGATCCATGGACACAATATGTGCGCAAATACAAACGTAGGTATGAAGAAGGCGGTTTCTTAGGCAGTTGGTCTTACACCATGGATTCTACTGATACCAGCATTTTTTCAACAATTGCCAGCGATCCTGATTTAATATTGCCCCCAAATCAAGACGACTTCTTTTTCAACGATCAGGGGGGGGATGTCTTTGTTAGAGAGTTGGGGATATCTGACCGCAGAGACATCATGGACGAGGCGATTGCCAGGGGTTGGTATTGGGATTTTTATGTTCCCGAAGATGCGCCAAATGCTTATCCAAAAGGCATCGAAAACTGGTGGACGCGTCCAAGGGATTACTGGTCGCCAACAATAGCGGAGGTGGAAAAGAAAAAGGTAATTGATCAAACTATTGGTGAATTTTTCAAAAGTCAAAAAATAAATTTTACAAAAAGAAAAATTTAAAAAGGAATGAAAGATGGATTTACGAGAATTTCTTGTATTTTTCAGTGGTGTGGGTGTAGTTGCCGGAGTATCTTGGGTATTTGAATATTTTAAATTATTAGAAAAAGCAGAACCCAAACAGAAGCAGTTGATATTTTTTGCTGTTTGTATTGGGGTAGCTCTTTTATCTTATTGTGCCTTAACTTTTGTGCCCGCTGAAGTTTTGGATAAAATTACTCCATTTTTCCAAGTGGTTTCAGCTATATTTATTTATCAGTTCTTGGGAGAAACCTATCACAAAACTACAAAATTACAGTAGTCAATAAAACTCCGATTTTATTGCGGATGGTGTCTAGGGGACACCGCGTGGATAGCAGACAGGCTCAAACCTGTCTGCTATTTTTTTGAGAGGACGAGATATGGAATGTATCAAGATCGTGATTGATAGAGATGTGCTGGATAAATACTACGAAGAATATTTCGAAAAATATTCAAGAAGAAAAAAGAAACCTATAGATCGACCATTTCCTCCGTCATTGAACCGCTTTATTGCCATGAAGAGAATACAGCAAAACGATATCAAACAAAAATATAAGGAATTCTCAATCTGGCTGGCAAGTTTTTATAAGATTGCAAATCTACATTTAGATAAAGCGAAAATAATTTACCAATTTTATTTTCAAGATCGCAGGCGCAGGGATATGGATAATCTCGTATTAACACCCAAGTTTTTTCAGGACGGGTTTGTAGTCGCAGGAGTTTTAGTGGATGACAGTGGCGATATCTTGGAAATTGAATTTGGAAGCTTTAAATATGATCGGATTAATCCGAGAGTAGAAATAATCATTGAGTGTAATCATGACAAAACATGTTTATAACAGTTTTTTTGATGAGGAAACGTGGAAGAATGTAAATCAGGATAACAAAAATTTGATGGATGATTATTTGATGGAACTGAAACAGAACAAAAAAGCTAAAACGACTATCCATCAATATCACGGAGACCTCAGAATTATTTTTTTATATATTTGCAAATTTTTAAACAATAAAAGCATTCTTGAATTGAATAAGAAAGATTTCAGGCGTTTTTCGTTGTGGCTGACAGAAACTAACCATGTTTCCGCTGCACGTCATAACCGCGTTATGAGTTGCCTACGTTCGCTTCTTTCTTATGCCGAGCAGGAAGATGAATATGAATACGAATCTAATGTGGCTCGTAAAGTGAAGGGATTACCAAAAGACCCTGTGCGCACAGATGAAAACGCATTTTATATGTCGTTTGAACAGATTATTCGTATACGCGAAGAATTGATTCGAAGAGGAGAATTGCAACTTGCGGTTTTGCACATGCTCATGTTTGACAGTGGTGCAAGGCGTAATGAGATTGCCCAAGTGAAAAAGCATGGGCTATTGGAAAGCAACAAGACGAATGTGGTAGTAGGGAAAAGAGGAAAACGTTTTCCTTTGGTTTATCTGGACGATACGAAAGAATTGATCCGCCGATATTTGAATGAACGCGGGGAAGACAAGATTGATTCGCTATGGACAATAGGCACGAGCAACTTGAAAAGAGAAGCAAGTTATGAAAATTTGTATGACTGGGTTTTGAGGATTCGTAGGATATTCAGCGAAATTGAAGGCAAAGAACTGGATATTTTTCCTCACAGCTATCGTCACTCGCGATGCGAAGTGCTGTTGCAAGGGCAAGATGCTCGCATATTGGATAAGGATGGAAGTCCCAAGAAATTTACTTTGGAGCAGGTGCAAACATTCTTACATCATGAGAATCCATCTACTACCCAAGGATATTCAAAAGATCACAGCGAAGACATGATTGATGAAATGTTTGATTTCTAATCATAGAGGGATAACCCTCTGGAAAGGAGGGTTGGTAAATTGAGTTCGAAATACCAAATCATCGTCGAAGCCATTATCCAGGAAACTGAAAAGCAGAAAGAATCTTTTGAAAAGTCGCTTAAAGCGCCCATCTTCAAAGATTTGACGTTGACGATCAGCAAGGTGGCTCTGGATGAAGGAGCGATCAAATCATTACAGGATCAGGTCAAAAACGCATTGAAAAATGTTGGATTTGATCTGGATAAAATTAATAAGATTAAGGAACAAATTGAAAAACCCGTCGAAGAGGGTTTAAAAGAAGGTGGGGCAAAGGGTGCCCAAGCTATAGTACAACAATTGCAAACCGCAACTACTACAATAGAACAAAAATTTTCTTCCATTAAACCATTATTGAGCGAAGGATTTAAACTTAATCGTGTTAGTGCGGTTCTTGACGAAAAAGACGCAAATATTATCAAGGGCTACAATGTAGAACTCGAAAAAACTGCTGGCGGTTTTAAACAAATGGCAAGCGGTTTTGTGAGTATAGAAAAAGAATCGGGAGATGTTCTGGAAATACTGAAAGCTACTGCGGTAGCAACAGCAAATGTTTCGGATAAAGTAGCTTCTTGGAATGAAAAATTAAAACAAATTTCTATAAGACATGCAGACGCATTTAAAACAGAAGATGTTAAAAAGGCGGCGAGCGCGGTTAATGAAGAAGTAAAGTCTTTTGAAAAGGGAGCTTCTTCGTTGGCAAAAGTAGATAATTCTTTTGCCAAGTTAAACACCTCGGTTTTAGAGTACGAATCTAGCCTTGCGTCTGCTAACACTCACACCCAAAATTTTGCCACAAATATGGGGAAGGTTATTAGCAAAATTGCTCTTTGGGGCATCGGAACTTCAATTATTTATGGTTTAAAAAAGCAACTCTCCGAAATGGTTGAATATGTCAAAGATTTGAATAAAGAAATGACCAACATTCAAATCGTAACTGGAGCTACATCGGCAACTATAAGAACATTAACAAAAGATTTTAATGATCTAGCAAGAGAGATGGGGGCAACTACATTACAGATCGCACAAGGCGCTACAGAATGGTTCAGACAGGGCAAATCAGTAGAGGAAGTTCAGAAATTATTGCAATCTACTTTAGCGTTGAGCAAATTAGGAAATCTAGAATCGGCTCAAGCCACAGAATATTTGACTAGCACTCTTAATGGATTTAAATTAGAGGCTGAAGATGCGATTGGTGTGGTGGACAAATTAATCGCGCTCGACAATGCTTATGCGACTTCCGCTGGGGAGTTGGCTGAAGCCCTTCAACGGACAGCAAACAGTGCTCAACAAGCAGGCTTCACATTTAATGAACTTGTTAGTTATATTGCGATTGTAAGTTCTGTTAGTAGAAAGTCTGCGGACAGTATTGGTGAGAGTTTTAAAACTATGTCTGCGAGATTAACCAACATCAAGCTCGGCAAATTATTCGAGGATGATGCTACGACTATATCAGATGTAGAAAAAGCGCTTTCGCTTGTAAATATACGCATTCGCGACACGGAAAGTTCGTTTAGACCAATGGGGGAGGTTTTTAACGAAATTGCTGCCAAATGGAAAGATATGAACGAATTGGAAAGGTCTGCTGTTAGCGGAGCAATAGCTGGCATTCGGCAAAGAGAAGCCTTCACCACCCTCATGGAAAATTTTAACGAGGCATTAAAAGCCCAAGAAATTGCTGCAAATTCATCTGGTTTGGCTATGCAACGTTATCAGATTTATATGGATAATGCCGAAGCTGCAACCAACCGTTTTAGAGCAGCTTGGGAAAGCTTGGCATCCAGTGCGTTTAGCGACGAGTTTATTATTCGAATAACCAATCTTGGCACGGGCATACTGAATATTATTGAAAAAATTGGTGTTTTGAAGATCGTTCTGGTTGCGCTTTATGCTTTTATGTATGCAAAGCTATTTGATCCTGCACTATTTATCCAATGGGCAAGCACCCTTATTACTGGTTTGACCGGGGTAACAACTGCGGTATCTGCAACCACATTATCTATTGGTGGACTAACATTAAGTTTAAAGGTATTGCAAGGCATAGTGGGCGTAGGCATTTTTGTTGGGCTTGTGGCAATTTTATACAATGTGGCAAAAGCAGTTCAAGAAGCCAATAAAAGTATAGTTGATTTCAAAGATGAGTTTGTGGCCTCCAGTAAAGAAATTGTAGATCAAATGACAGAGCTGGATGGACTACGCAACAGGTATAAGCAAATTGCCGAACAGGAAGAAAAATCAGCAGAAGACAAACAAGAACTTGTAAATATTATCGCAACTTTGCGTGATCAGTATGATATGGCAACCGAAAGCCTAGATTTGTATACTGATGCAATCGAAGGCAATAGCGATGCTATTGATGAAAATATCATGGCAATTGATCGCAAGAAGATCGCCCTTGCTGAAGAATTTGTTGCATTAAATAAACAAATCAAGGCGCAGCAAGAATTGTTCATGAAGACTCAGACATATTCTTCTGCAATGTTGGATATTGGTGAAAAAAGACCAGTCAAGGGAACACAAGTTTTTGCGGGGACTCCACAAGAAATTCTTGATCAAATTCGCAAAGCAATCGAACTTGAAGGCGACGAAAATGGCATTCTAAAAAAGCGGTACGATTACTGGAAAGCCCAAATTGATGCTTATTACACGCTAAATGATCAATATCAGGCAAACCTTGATATTCTCAATGAGGCTTTGCATATTGATGCTAAAAGATATGTGTTTCTAAAATATTTGGGTGAGGATGGACTCAAGCTTCTTGAAGAAGAAGGGGAGAAAGCCAAGACTTTTGCAGAGCAAATTAAAGAAGCAAGCAATGCAATTCAAGGTTTGATGGGCATCTACGAAGAATATATCAAAACCCAAGAACTCTCTACAGATCAAATACTCAACATCATCTCTAACTATCCAGAATATCTTGATATGCTGACCTTGGAAAATGGCAAAATAGTTCTGAATACGGCAAAAATCCGCGAGATGGCACTTGCCAAAATTATTGCCATGAAGGTTGAGTTGCAACATGCGATCAGCCTGGATAAAACCAACATTGAACTTCGTAGACAATATTTGTTGCTGGAAGCGTTAGAGGATCAGGTTATTGCCAGTTTCAACGCCATTGACCAATTAACAGAAAAGGAAAGAGAACTTGCTGAGGTTGAACGCCAAAATGAAATAGCAGAGAAAGCCAAGCAAATTCAGGAAGAAGCCTACCAAGACCTTCTGAAAATGACAATCGACATGCTCAAGCAAAAAGCGCAGGCAGAGATTGATGCTTTGCAAGCCGAATTAGATGCCTACAAAGACATCATTGATGCGCAAAAAGAATCGCTTGATCTGATGCAAAAAGAGCACGACTACCAGAAGGAAAAAGAACAGCGCAACAAGAAGATTGCCGATCTGGAAGGCGAACTGGCGGAATTACAGTTTGACACTTCGGAGGAAGGAATCGCCAGAAGGTTGGAACTGGAAGCGCAGCTTGCTGAGGAAAAAGACGAACTAAACGAAATGGAGTACGATCACAGCATTGAGCAGCAACAGGATGCGCTGGATAAAGAGTACGACCAGTATGAAGAATACATTGACCAAAAGATTGATGCTCTGGAAGCCTACTTGGATCAGACCGGATTAATTACGCAGGAAGCTATCCAACTTCTTAGCAACCGAACGGATGCATTTTACCAATCCTTGATTGAATGGAACAGACAATTTGGCTCAGGAGTGGATCAGGATGTGGTGGGGGCATGGCAGCGTGCTTTTAATGCAGTCATAGCTTATCAAATTGCAGCACAGCAAGTGGGGCTAATTCCAGGATTACCAAGCCCGTCCCCAACTACTCCGGGTGACCAGGGTGATTTGACTGGCGAACGGATCAAAATTAATAGCCCAACAGGATCAATGGTGCCTCTCTATTCAGCGCCAAACGCAACCAGCTTGCAAAGTTACCTTGAAGAAGGCAGATATTTTAAGATCAAAGAATATAAGGCTGGGGCTTCAGCCCCTTATCATATCACGGGGCAATATTATGATGCCGAAGGCAAGGCGGTTGACGTTGATGCCTGGATCAAATCTCGCAATGTTCTCTTTGAAACCTATCATGAGGGTTTGGAAAAAGGTGCGGTAGGTGGCGTTTCAGATAAGTATGGAGAGATATTCGCTAAATTGCTCAAAGGTGAGTTTGTCATCAATCCTCAACAAATCAAGGATTATGTCACCAAAATATTTCCAAAGTCTGTGAATGCAGTCGTCAAAGAAGGTGCGGCAGGTGGAACGACCATAGAAAACTTTATGCCAATTAATGTGGCAGGCAATTTGGATCAGACTGTTTTGCCTAAAATACAAGAAATTACAAAAATGGCAGTCCGCGAACTTAATGCCTCAATCCGCAAACGCGGTAATTTCCGCAACGCCAACACGTACAGTGTTTAATTTATGGGGGTAGGCAATCTACCCCCTTTTCCCCAATCGCAGGAGGTGATCTATGGCATTTTGGGCGCGTTCATTTATCTGGGATGATACCCCCAGTGAAATCTATGACATGCGCGTATTTCGCTTCGATGGCGGAGGAAAAGATTCATCTCCGGCTGGGGGAGATATTCAGATTATCAAGAAAGATGCACCCAGGCGGTCAAAGCCTTATTTTTATGGCGTGATCCAGAATGAGGTTTTATCTTTTCCTTTAGTGTTTGGTGGCTACAACGCTATTGATGCAGCTACACGCAACACTGTTGAAAAATGGCTTTTTGGACAGACAACGTATAACAAACTGCAAATTGTGCAGTACGAGCTGATGGGGGTTTATTACAATTGCTTTTTGACCAACCCGCAGATTGTGTCTGTTGGCAATCTTGCCTATGCTTATGAATGCACAGCAATATGCGATAGTCCATGGGCATGGGAGTTTGAGAAAACACAGACACATACTTACGCGGGAGATTCAGTAAACGACAGTTTTGTGTTTACCAATGATTCGGCTAACATGGATTATTTATATCCTGACATTGTTTTTTCTACCAATGCTCTGGGAAACAGTATTACTATAACCAATGAAACGGACAGTAATCGCCAGTTCATATTTACGGCAATTTCTCCATCTGAAACGATTACGGTAGATAACGAAAGGCAGATTATCACATCGGATACGGGCTTGCGCAGGTTAGCGAAATTCAATCTGAAGTGGTTCCGCTATTTGCCAGGCAACAACACGATCACAATCACGGGAGGGGTTTCTTCGGTAGCCTTTACCTACCAGTTTGCATCCCGCGCGGGAGGTTAATATGAATTTTACTTTTGACCAACTGGGACAACGCGAGAAGCCAACATTTGTATTGTGTAACCCTGATCGCGAGCAACTGTATGCCCTGGGGGAAATCTCCAATCCAGAAATCACCCTGCGCTACAATGCCATGAGCGAGCTGAAATTCAATATTTCGGCTGAAGTGGATGGATCGGCAGTAGATTATTTTTCTCTTCTCGAATACCCGCGCAAGGTGTATGTTGAAAGCATAGGCTATTTCATTATAATAGATTCAGATCGCGAACATGATGGGATCAACCAGGAAAAGACAATTACTTGCTATTCGGATGAGTATGTCTTTGCAACCAAAAAGATCGTTCATTTTGAAGGCACATACAAATTTTATGATCTGATCACTCCTGCCGGAACGTTTTTGCAGGAAATGATTGACTATGTACCAGGATGGACGGTCAGTACAGTTGATGCAAGCTTGCTTGGGAAATATCGCACTTTTGATACAACGGATACCAACACCTACCAATTGATGATGGAGGAGGCGGAAACAAAGTTTCAATGCGTGTTCGAATTTGACACGATCAACAAGACCGTATCCGTGAAAGTGCCCACAGTGGAAAGCGCTACGACAGACATCTATCTTTCCCATGATAACCTGCTGGTAAAAACCTCCCTGCAAACCATCACAGAAGAACTTGTAACTGCCCTTTCGGTCTACGGGGCAGGCGATCTTTCCATCAACTCCGTTAACCCCCTTGGAACAAACACGATTTATAATTTCGACTATTTCAAAACGACAGCCTGGATGAGTGGATCGTTGATTGCTGCATTGGATGCATGGGATGTGGTAATCGATGCAAATCAGGCAACTTATAATAGTTTGCTGACTCAACTGCGTGATTTGTATGATGAAAAAGTAACTTTGGATGGCGAACTTGTTGATCTGGAAACTGAATGGGATACCTTAGAAGGCATCCGCAAGGTGCAGATAGAGGGCAATTTTGATATTGCGGATATTACTGCTCAATGTGATGCAAAACAACTTGAGATTGATGCAAAAGAGGTCGAGATAACCGCCAAGCAAGCGGAGATTGACGCGGTAAACGCAAGTCTGGCTGCCATCAATACAGTCTGCTCGTTTGCCACGAACTTTGCCCAATCTCAACTGGACGATCTACAAAACTTCGTTTTTGGCTCAACCTATCAGAACGACGCGTTTTTGCAGACAGACATAATGACCAATGCCCAGATACAGGACATGGCGCAAAACCTATATGACCAGGCACAAGGGGTGCTGGAGAAGGTGTCTGTGCCACGCTACAACCTGTCGGTGGAATCAACTAACTTCTTGTTTTTGGAAGAGTTTGATGAATTTATCGACCAGTTATCAATGGGATCAACCATCACCATTGAAACAGATGAAAATACCATTTTATATCCTGCTTTGCTGGAAATGACTTTCAACTACGATCAGCCCGACCAGTTTTCGATGACCTTTTCGAACCGGCTGAGGGTTGGCGATCCGCTGATTGTCTTTACAGATTTCTTCGGACAGACTAACAAAGCTGTCACCACGACCACTTTCAATTCCGAACTGTGGAGCAACTTTCAGGATAACTACAAGGATGATGTATCCACGTTTATCACTTCTGCCCTGGATGCGAGTTTAAACAATTTGATTTCTTCGACAAACCAGGAAATCAAGATTAATGAAAACGGGCTGAAGGGCAAGAGATATTTGTCTGAAAGCGATTCTTATTCGCCTGAACAGGTGTGGTTGACATCCAACACACTGGCATTTACGGATGATGCGTGGAACACGGTGAAATTAGCCTTGGGCAAACTTACGGTCAACGGCGTTAGCGTATACGGGCTATGCGCACCCGCCATCGTGGGACAATTAATCGCGGGCAACAATCTAATTATCACTAACGAAAGCAATACGTTTGTGATAGATAGTTCTGGCGTGACCATTACGAATGCCAATATTGATGTGACCACAACCAATGGCAACACCCACATTTTGATTGATCCGGTCAATGGGTTGAAAATTCAAAAGAAAGTAAGCGGCTCCTGGGTTGACAAATTTTATGCCAACGCAGATGGAGATTTGACCATTACGGGCAGGCTGGTAGCAGCCACGGGAGATTTTTCTGGCACTATTACCGCTACAGCAGGAACTATTGGTGGAATCACGATTAATTCCCAGGGCATCCAAAAAGATGCCAACAATTATATCCGCAGTAATGGCGACTTCAAGTGGGGCATGTTGACCATGACGGGTGGCAACGCCTATTTTAACGGCAATATTTATGCCAACAACCTGCTGGGATTGATCCAATACAACCAGATTGGCTCCGTGGATGCTGACACAATTACTGTAGGAACACTTACGGCGATTGATATTTATGGTTGCCAGATTTCATGGCCCGGAGCACACCTTTTCTGCCGATATTATGGACACCCTGAAGTGTATGGGGAAGAGACATTGAAACTGTCTGGCGGAAGCACAGATTTCTACCGTTACGGCATAGATATGTCCGAACCCAGCTTGACGATTCGAAACCCGAATATGATTACGATAGGTGGGCTGACTCCTACACCCCATATCAGGTTTATTGGGCAACTGTTTACAAGAGATGTAAATAATTCAGAAGGATATGGTGCCAGCGAAACATTAACGGTAAAAACATCTACCGGACAGAAAAAATTAAATTTTGTCAATGGGTTATTGGTTAAAAAATCTGCTTCTGGTGATATACCTCCAAACGAAACTTATTTTACGGATTTTGGATGGACATTTGTGGTGCCTTGTTCGGGAAGCATATTGACACTGGATAATGGGAATGTTGGGTATATCGAAATTCCATTTGATTGCGAGATAACTTCTGTTCGTTTGGTCGCAGGAACTTCATCCATTGTAACACTGGACATAAAAACGAGACCCTATGCCACTTGGAATGCTTTGGCAGAAGTTTCGATTGTTGGAGTCTCTCCGCCACTTTTGAATTTAGAGACAAAATATGAAAATACTCTTTTAACAAATTGGGCAACCAGTCTAACAGCAGGAGATTATTTGGTGATCAGGGTGGTAAGTAATACGACAACCAACAATGTGTATCTTTCAATACGAGGCAAGAAATAAATGACAAATATTGTTCGAACTTTTCCTACGCCGTATCCCAGTTACGGCTATTCGTATCCTATTGGAGATGGAGAAACTGTAACTGGTCTTTCAAATCTTGTTGCTGACTCTAGCGAAATATTGTTTGTGAAGTCTGGGGCGGGTTATTCGTATGATTACGGATTTGTTAGAAATGAGGAATATATTTATTTTCAAAATAATAGTTCGTCAATAAGGGAATATAAAATTTCGGATGGAACTACTACTGATGTTGATATAAGTAGCTACATTGTCCAGACTAACTTGCCAATGTGTTTTGTTGAAGAAAGAAAAATAGTTTTTATGGGAGATGGTTCAACAAACGATTATGTTGCTCTTTATTTGCTGGATTTTTCTGTTCTGACCATTACAAAATTAACAGAATTTTTAATGGAAGTCGTTATCGATACATATACTACCGTATATATTGATTTTTGGGCTGGATTTCTTCTTTGCACAGTATATGAGGATAAAACATATTTAATTATGACTGGATGGGCCAATCTGGATTTTGATAATGGAGTAGACGTTTGGAATAACATGGGGTATAGTTTTGCTATTTATAACTATACTGATGAAACAAGCACATTGACATATGAGATGCATCATGATGTAGCCCATTATCAACAAAATTATGTTTTTTCTGTAATGCCAATTATTACTAATGGAAAAATAGCATTAACCGGATATACTTTTGGATATGGCGATCTTGATTATAAATGTGTTGCTTTCCATATTTTTGACCTGAATACGCTTACACAAACCGTTGTAAGACAAGAAGGTTTTGAAACTTGGCAGTCACCATTTCCTTCAGGATTTGCTCCCGATCATATCAACAATGCGGTTTGGGCTTATGTATCAGGAGGAGCATATCCAGTTACTTATTACCTTGTAAAAATTGATCTTGATACTTTAAATCTTACAATTGTTGAAACAAGTAGCAATTCTATTTATTATTTGTTTTGTGTCGGTCAAAACGAAACATATATTTATAAAAATACAACTGCCACATGGTATACGACCTCTTTGGTTCCAAAGGTGACCATAACTCCTCCTACAGATGGATATCATGAAGGAGACAATTTTTCTTATGTTTTTGATGATATTGAAGGAAGGACATGGTTTTATGATAGCACAGGCCCCAATCTAACTGGAATAAGAATTTCAGATGGAGATATTAAAGAAATAAGCACGGATATTACATATCCAACTATTTCCCCAAGACAAATGGGGGTATATTTGTTAGGAGATTGTGTAATTTTAGCAAAAAGATTTTCAGCAACAAACACAACGACTTATTATTTAATAAAAAGCACCAGCGGAAGCGGTGTAATTCCATCTATAGAATATGATTTTCAAGTGATTATGTGGCAAGGCATTTAAAATTTAACATGTTGTCAAATAAAATTCTCATTTTATCAGGTTTTTAACCCCCATATATAGGGGCTATTGATTTTACAACGCCATATATGGGGGGTATTTTGATTTAAATTTTACAATTTTAATACAGGAAAATGAAAAATGTATGAGATCGACCAAGAGTCCATCAATAAGTTGGTGGAGCTGAATACGAATTTAAACAGGCTTGAAGTCCGTGGGGCTTCCAATATTGAGGCGCTTTACAACTGCATGTTCCTGCTCAAACAGGTGATTGAAAAAATTGACCAGATGGAACAGCAGAAAAAGGCGACTCAGAAGGAGGGCAAATAGATGACCTCAACTTTCGATTATCTCGCCTTGACCAATTTGGGAGAGTTTTCCATGGTAGCCGGAAGTGACCAAGAATTAACCTTTAATTTATATACAAGTGCTTGTGCTCTTGTAAATCTCGCGGGAGCAACTAGCGAGTTGCGTTTATATCGTTACGGAAATCCTAGCATTACGATGGTTTTAAAGGCCGGATCGATTTCGGCATCCCCTCTGGGAAGAATAAACTTCAGACTCGATGCCTTAGATACCGCGGGGTCGTCGGGGAAGTTCATGGAAATTCTGTCTATTACTGATGCTACTGGTTCAGTAATTCGCTGTGGGCAGGGTATTGTGAACATTATTCCATATCCGAGTTAAAAAATGGAAAAAATTACTGGTATTTATTGTATTGAAAATTTAAAAAACGGAAAAAAATATATTGGGCAATCGGTTGATATATATAAAAGATGGCAAACATATCACAATCTAAATCCAGACAGAAAATTGCCTATTTATAATGCCATTCGAAGATATGGTTTTGAAAACTTTCGTTTTTATATTATTAAAAAATGTGATGTTTTGTGTCTTGATACATATGAAAAATTATTTATAAGATTTTTCAATACTCGTAAAAAAAAGTTTGGCTACAATATCGCGATTGGAGGATCATCCCCAAATCTTGGAAAAATATTGAACAGCAGACAAAAAACAAAAAGAATGATCAAAAGATTGATGAAACTAGGAAATTTTTCTTTTGATTGCGATCATTATATAGGAATAACTTACGATAGTCAAAACAAAAAATGGAAAGCGACAATAAGTTTTGAAGGGAAAAGAATTTATATTGGGGGTTACACAACAAAGGATTATGCAGCTTTTGCTTATAACGAGAAATGTTTTGAATTATTTGGAATTAGACCCAACCATGTTCCTGAAAATATAAATTGGGACAT